TTTGCTCTCCCGTTCAGGAAAGCAATCTTACATTCAACAACAGATAACATATTAAATTTATAAATAAAAATATATTCATTTATATATAGATAAAATGTTAAGTAGAATTAGAAAACTATCAAAAGAAGATATAATATCAAATGTGTATTATGATGTTGAGGATGGTTATGGTTCTATAAACAATACATATAAAAGAGCAAAAGAAATTGATAATGATATTCAATTAGATGAAGTTAAGCAATGGATGAGCAAACAAGCAAACAAACAAATTAAAAATTATAAAGGTTATAATTCCTTTATAGCACCATTTGCTAGAGCTGAGTTTCAGATGGATATTATGGATATGGTTGATTTACAAAAACAACCAACACAGCCAAGATACGCATTAGTAGTGATTGATACATTTAGCAAAAAGGGCGAGGTAGAGCCAATGTTTAAGAAAAACAGTTTAAGTGTTTATAATGCTTTACAAATAATTTTTAAAAAGATGGGTTTGCCTATAACAGTATATAGCGATGATGACGGCGCATTCAAGGCAGAAGTAAAAGCATTTTTTCATTCAGAGATGATAAACCAAGTAATAACAAGGTCACACGCACATGTAGCAGAGCGTTTTATTAAAACCTTAAAAAATGCTATACACGATAGAGTGAGAAACACAGACCGTAAATGGCAGGATATGTTACCATTTGTAGTCACTAAATATAATAAAACCGTTCATTCAAGCACGGGCAACACACCAAATGACGGTCATAAAGATATCAACTCACCAAGTGTAATTGCTAATTTAACATTAAAAGCCGTACATAAACGAAAATATCCAACAATAGAGGAGGGAGACCATGTAAAAATATATGCTAAGGGCAACGATAATTACGGGTCTCGTAAAGAGACAACAAGCAGATGGAGCAACACAATTTATAAAGTCGTTCAAATAGCACACGATATAGCATTAAATAAATATTACGTTGTTAATGGTGTAAAACAGCGCTTTCACAGGCACGAATTGTTATTGATTAATTAAGAGAGCACACACCAGCATAACCATATGGAAATGACACTTTATTGCTAGCATAATATCGTTTATTTTCATAATTGCTCAAACCACATTTAGTACTACATATAGAATATAATTTATGACCATATGACCGTATAGAACTAAATTGAACATATTGTTTAGCACAGTTATAATCTTCTAATGTATCTTTATACATTTTAAAATTCATATGTGATTTAACAATTTTTTTAGGAACACCTTTTGCTTTTTTGTCTTCTTTACCAGTATCTAGTTTAAAAGCATACATTTTAGGTTTAAGTGCTAGAAACTCTTTTATAATATTTCCATTAACTTCATCTTTAAAGAAACCTAATTTTTTTATATTTGATACATCATAATTTTTATGGTCCTTAGGATAATCACTAAAATCCATATAATTATTTAGTTCCTTTAAGTCATCAAAAATATCATCAGTTTTCGTGTGTAATACAAAACTGTCTGTATCAGTGTAAGCCATACTTATATTATCTCCAAACTTAGGTTTCATAACATCATAATAAAAACCGTACATCTTCAATTTTGATAATTCTAAAATCGCCATTCCAATATATATAGGTTTATTTAATTTAACAACCGCTTTAATTTTTTCAATACCAACTAAATTTTCATTTATAATATGACTATGTTTTAGTGTCGGGCTATTTAAACATTTTTCCAGTCGTTCAATGTTATTAACTAATTCAAAATCACAATGATTTCTTACGTTTTCCATTGTTTTTCCAAACACGGCATTGTTCATTAGTTTAAATAAATCTTTTTCAAAATCATTTCCTTTTTCAGTTGCTTGTATTCTCTTTTTTGTGTTAAAATCAATCCAGGGCTTCAACCATTCGCTCTGTGTAAATTTAATACATCTATGTATTTTTGTTAATATTAAACCATGTCGTAAATAGAACTGTAAGTTCCGTATATGTAAAACATATTTATGCTTATTATGGAGATTAAGAATTAATTTTTTATTTTTTTCATCTTTAACTTGTGCTTTCTCACCGTGATATTTTGTGTATAATTCCTTGCTAAAAGGTGATACCATATCAGCCTTAACAGCAATATTTTCAGGTGCTAATGGATAATCTTTATGTAAATCGTGTAATTCTTTTGGATACTCTAAATCAACCTCTAAAAAGAATCCATAATCACCGTCCGTATAGTTAAGGATATCATCAGCATTTTTTATATCACCATTCCAGTGTAAATTTCCTTTCGGCAATTTTTGAATCATAGCATGACCATATAAATTATTAGCATCTAGATAATTAATATAACTTGACTCTTTGTTATCATCATAATCTTTCATATACTTATTATTCGCTTCCACGTGCTTTTGAGACACTTGGCAAACACCGCCTCTCAATCCAGATTCAATCATCTCATACATCTCTAAATCGTGTATTTGTTCTAATTCATGTACTTCATCTAATTCTTCATTTGTTTTTAATAACATAGCATCCCAGGCATAATTCGGTAACGTAAAATAATGAGCGGGGTCTAAGTTATAATACTCTAAACACATTGTTCTAAAATTTTCAAATATATCTGTTAATAACAACACGTCAGATTTCAAATATAAGTCATGATACTCACCTAAATTTTTTAAGTTAAACTTTTTCCAGACCTTTTGTGCTCGTTCATAATCAGCATCACTTATGTGCTCGTTCGATAGCTCACTATAAAATGCTTCCTTAGGTGGCAATTGTGTTTCGTCAAACCTTTTCCAGCTATTCATATAATCATATGGATATATACCCTTTTCAGTTAATAGATGTAATCCTTCATCATCTTTAATACACGTATTTTGTCGACTAAATTTAAAATTATCTTTCCAGTCATCCTTTAAAACCGTTTTGCCATCTACATCTTGATATTTACTTAATTTGACTAATCTTTCTAATGATATCGGTAAAAAACTCATGCTATCTTTAAACTGTAAATTGTCAAATCTAAACGTTATAAATTTTTCAGAGTTTTGTGCTATTACATCCATCCCTTTCTTTTTTCTAATATTTATTTTATGGGCATTGCTAATGATAAGGTGTGCATCATAATTTTTAAGATTATGAAAGAACACGGGTATCTTAATATTTTTAAAGTTATAGTTAATATTACATTCACTATGAGCACAGCCTCTATATTTACCAGTAATATGGCAATGGTCTCTAACTTTACAACCTTTTTTATCAACTGTAAAAAATCGTTCAGTACAGATATAACAGTGTGTTGCATTTTTAAAACCTTGTTGTTCTTCATCGGTTATTTCCATTTCTTTATTGTTACTTAAAACCTCTAAAATATTATCTTCAATAAGTTTAATTTTACAACAAAATACATCCATACAGTCTTCCCCTCTATATATAAAGGTCTCCGTTGTTTCACTTACAACATTAACAACATTGACTTTAAATCCACTTGGTGCGTGTTGTTGGTATTTGTTAGTGGCACATTTATTTGTCGTTTCATATGTTTTTGTCGTCAGACATTCAAAATCAGCATATATAACAAAAGGACAGGGGAATTTTTTATAAATATTTTTAAATGTGATTGTTTCACCTTCTTTCGGTAATTTGACAGATTGACCAGTAATGGCTAAGCAACCATTTGTTAAATGTTTGTGTAAAAGATTTTCTCGTTTAAATCCGTGTTGGCAATATCTACAATGATATAATTTATTTGTACCTTTATTAGTTTGACTACCTACTAATTTATCATAATCTTTGATAAACACATAATGAATTTTTCCATTTTCACCCGTTATTTTCAATAAATTTATATGATGTGTTGCATTTAGTGTGTGCGTCCGTCTGTGTAATGTAATTGATTTACTACTCTGTAAGTGTGCGCATTCTTCATATACATTAACAGATATTAAACCATTATTTGCTTCTTCAAACTTTTCAATATCTCTATTACCAGCAGGAAATTTTAAGGTGGTCCAGTTAATAATATCATTATCAACGTTAAGATAATGGCGTATTTCTTGCGGGTTTTTCTTTTCAAATAGATTATAAACACCACACATAATTGAATATTTAAAACATTTATTATCAGTATTTTTTATATTAATACAGGCTTTTTTATTTGCTATCCATTCAGGTAATATAATATAAGAACCACCCCTCGTCGGATTAAATCTGTTATAATAAAATGTAATTTTTTCTATACTTCCTAATTTACTTATTTCTTCTTCGGTGGCACCAGATTCAAAAGCATCCCAGTCAGTATTTTCACCACCGTCTATACCATCATCCTCATATGATGCTTCAGACGATATAATTAAAAAATCACCAGCAATACCTTCTAACGCCTTTTTTAAATCATCATCGTTAAGTATATCGTAACTCCTTGACCTAATCTCATTATTTTCAACATGTATTGTTGCTAAAAGTTTCATACCAGGATTTTTTATTAAAAATTCACGTAATTTTGTATATTGATATGGTATATAAGATAGTCCTTTATATCCAGGTAATTGTATATTTGATATAGAATAAGCATTTGTGTAACCAGAAAAAGCACTAACTTCATTAGTTATTACAGCCTTACGTCTAATAGCATAAAATTTTAAGGCATTGCTAAGTCTAACTTTTCTATAAAGTTCAATGATTTTATGTGTTCTTTGATAATGTGTGTTATCAGTTGTTAGTTTGTCTAATTGTTTATTTAATGTTTTTGTCATCTTGTCAGGATTATATGTGTATTGCTTATCTTGAATTGTAATAACATTGCGTAATCCTTTACGATTACCTATTTGTACCTTTTCAACTTTGGCTCCTTTCTCTTGAATCAAATATTTCAATCTTTTATCTGTTATTTTAGCGCTTTGTTGTATAGGTCCAGTCGGCATTATATATAAAGGGCTGAATATAAATTTGGTTTTCTAAATTATCTCGGCTTAGAAAGAAAATAAAATTTCTTTCTATATCTATATGATGTTATCTCTTTAAAAGGAAATACAATTTTTTGTAATCCCTTTTTTTATCTCCTTATATATAGCAATGAAAAAAAATAAAAAAAAATAATTAATTAATTATTGACTATCTCATAACTAACCGTCAATGGCTGTTTTTTTCTTTATTTTGTCATAACGTAATTTAGCACATATTCGATGCTTTAAAATACAGTATTCATAATTATCATTATAATATTTAGCCGCATTGGCTCTGTTCTTTTGTGCTTTCTCTTCGGGTGTTTGCTTAGGACGTTTGGGTCGTTCATAAATTGATATATAAGGTGTCTCTAAACTGTGTGTGTCCATCATAGTGTTGTAAATAATAGGTTGGCTAATAGTCGGCCTTTGTGTAATCCGTGTGCGTGTCACGGCTTCTTGCTTATAGTTATATGTAATATTTGTTTAGATAGAATTACATTTTAAAAATTTGAATTTATTTGAGTCTTTGTCAAATTTCTGAACCCCCTTCAGATTATTCTGACTGCCCTTCAGAATATTCTGAACCCCCTTGTCTAAATTTCTGACTGCCCTTCAGAATATTCTGAACCCCCTTGTCTAAATT